TTGAACATTTTTAACCTAATTGTTATCAACAAAATGTCTGACCTAACTACTCAGATCGCTAACGCCGAGATGCTCCTTGCGTTTCTCAAGAGCCAGCTTCCGAAGGAGGAAGTGGTTGAGAAGTCCAAGAAGAAGGTCAAGAAGGCAGCAAAGAATGAGGAGAAGCCCGAGGCTGATCCCGCCGAGAAGAAGGAAGAGGAGAAGCCCAAGAAGGCTGACCTCAAGAAGGATTTGGACGAGAAGTCCAAGAAGGAGAAGAATCTAAACCGATTTACTGCTACAATGAAGACGGAACTTACGAAGGTTCTAAAGGCTCACGATGTTGAGCTAACCGAGGAGCTTCGCAAGGAGTTTATCGACCACCTCAACAGCCTGGAGGCTGATGAGTACACAAAGGTGAATCTCACTGCTCACATGGAGACTTTTGCGAAGAGCAATGGTAAGCCCGAAGAGGAGAAGGACGAGGAGCAGCCTGCAAAGGTAGGCGGTTCTCCGTTTGCCGGACAGGATGACCCGCCGGATCTCAATAAGCTGTCGAATGCGCACGGCTATGATCTGTCAAAGCTACAGAAGAGCTGGAGCAGTGAACAGATTGCTGAATTCAAGAAGACAGAAATTCTCAAGCCGCTTGGCGATGGGAATTACTGGCATACCAAGAGTGGTATGTGGTATTTTGAGGACGGAGACGAGGATCTAGATGAGATTTCGTTTGATGGAAAGACGTATATGGTCAACAAGATCAGTAAGCGCGTCTACGAGACGATTAATGATAAGGACCTATTTGTAGGATTTCTAGGAATCGGACCGTTCAAGAACATGAAGGTTTAAGCATATAAAGTACGCCAAATTTCTGGATCTTTTTTTTCAACGCCTGACAGTAATACTTGGGCCACCTTTCGGTCAATAACAAGAGGAAATGAAATTTTCATATAGAAACAATATTCTTTCATGCTTTCATCATCGGCAACTCGCAACATATTTAAACGTGTCATCATGCTTTCAACTGTGCGGATAAGATTGCGAACTCCTCTTTCATCTGTAGAATGATCGAGTATTAATGTTGTTATTGCAGAGTCATCGAGAACAACATCATCTTCCTTAAATTTTAACCGTTTAACAATTTGAGGCCAGATGTGCTCTTTTAGAATAATACGCTTATCGGCTTCACCATAACCTCCGCAATTAATAACATTCATACGATCACGCAAGATGGGGTGAACTTTATCAATATCGTTAAATGAAAACACGAATAAGCACTGAGACACGTCAAAATCAATACCTGAAAAATAACGATCGTGAAACTGTGTATTTTGCGAACGATCTGTTAGGTGAATTAACATACTGATAATCTCTTCACCATGAGGAGTTGTTGAAACTTTATCGAGTTCATCGAAATATAATACGGGATTCATAGCTCCTGAATGCATTAAACAATCTGCAATACGTCCCCACATAGATCCTTCGTATGTGTAAGAATGGCCGATAAAATTAGAAATATCCGATGAACCGCCAAGTGAGAAAAATTCAAACGGACGCTGTAAGACTTCTGCGATTGCGTTACGAGCAAATGATGTCTTGCCAACACCCATAGGACCTTGTAATGCAATAACATTGCCAACAGAATCTGGATTGACAATCCACTGAGAAATAGTTTGTAAAATTTGAGTTTTAGCAGGAATCATTCCATAAACAAATTTGTTCATATTTTTGCGAGCCGTTGTAATAAATTCAGTACATTTCTTTGTTCCATCTTCAAGCTTTACAGGTAATGGAATCGTCTTGCCAAACGGAATGCGGAGAAATCCGTCAACCCATGTTTTCAATTTATATGACTCACTGCTATCAGACGGCATTTCAGATAGAGCCATAACCTTTTTGATTACAGTTGATTTTGTATAATCAGAAATAGGAAGTCCCAATATTTTAAATTTATAAGGTACAATTCCATCATCAAGAACAAGTGTAGATATACGCTTCATAACATCAAGCATGTCCTTCTTCTGTGCTTTCGGTAACGAGTTATAATACGTTTCTTCTTGGCGTGTGAGTTTTAATGGTACCTCGTTTTGTTTCTTCTTGTTCTTCATATTCGACCGAGTCTCGGTAAAAATACCAGACGACCGACCTCTGCGTAGTTCTTGAAATTCTATGTCACTTTCTTCTTCGTCTTCTTCATCGGATTCTTCGGGCTGAGGTGCTTCGTGGATATGAATATTTAGATAAATGGGCGGTTGTTGTTCTACAGCCGGCGATTCGCTCTTCAATGTATCATCATCAACCCATGTTGTGTCAGAATCTGAATCCGACGCTTTCTGTTTTTTAAAAAGACGTTTCTCATCGTCCGACAGATCAGCCGAACACTTACGATCACGAGCATTCTCACGAGACTTTCGTTTGACCATCCCTTGCTTCATGGCAGAAAGAAATCCTCCATACTTTTTCATACTAGAAAATAATGGACGGAACAATTGAAAAGGCTGCTAGTATAGCACAGGACCAAATTGATAAAGAAAATGCAAGTGACCCTGTCGTTATCAAGGCGCTTGATATAGTGGAGACCTTTATTAAAAAAAATCGCGTATTATGTTACGGTGGAACAGCTATCAATAATCTTCTACCTAAAGAAGACCAGTTTTACAATCCGGAAAAGGATATTCCGGATTATGATTTTTTTACAGCAACACCTCAATTACATGCGATGGAAATAGCAGATAATCTAACTAACGCTGGTTTTAATAGTGTAGAAGTAAAACCAGGTGTTCACTTAGGCACATTTAAGGTTTTTGCGGAGTATATTGGTGTCGCTGATGTTTCTCATCTAGACCGGCCTATTTTTGATACTCTTTGGAAGCACAGTATTGAAAAATTAGGTATTCATTATGTACCGCCTAATTTTTTGAGAATGGCTGTTTATCTGGAGCTATCGCGACCCAAAGGTTACGTAGAACGCTGGAAGAAAGTTTACACTCGGTTGCAGTTACTCAATAAGCATTATCCTATGACGTGTCCGAAAGATCACGATGACCTGAGCGAAATGTTCATTTCAAGTGAGACAACGAATGCTCTAGAAACAATTCTCATCAAAGAAAATGCAGTTCTTCTTGGGTTCAACGGTATGAGTTTGCAGAAGAAGGGTACAACACGATCATGGCAGCTACCGCTCGATGTTCTAGTAACGCCCGAGACAATCGTTAAAACAACTGAAATGTTTGAAGCTGTTCTCAACAAGAAAGGATCTGTTGAAACAAAGAAGTATCCTGCGTATGGCGAACTTCTTCCGAGTCATACAGATGTTGAAGATAAGAAAACTGGTCTTGTTTTAGTTCGCTTATATGAGACCACTGCTTGCCACAGTTATCACAAAACAGCTGGTGGTTTGTATGTTGCAAGCATCCCTACTTTGCTACAATTCTTCCTAGCAGTTACATACGCCCCTGATCACTTTTTGGAAGATATTCCTGAACAACGATTCCTATGTGCAGCTCAAAATTTAGTTGAACTGGCGAATGAAAAGGCTCATGCTAGACGGTATCGTTTATTGACTCCAATTACCTGTATAGGAAAACAGAAATCATTAATTGATATGCGTGTCGAGAAATCTGAACTATTTGCGAAACTTGGAAAGGATCGTTCATCTCCTGAATTTTTAGAATACTTTTTTACGTATACACCCACATCGATGGACAAAACACGTCGCCAGAAGTTTCGTCGTGATACGACTAAGACGCTTAAGGCACACCATTAATACCGAATGCATTTCCGGCACATCCCGGACCGCAGTTAATTTTATATAAACCAAATAGTACTGATAACCGATACCCGTTGCCGTATTTCGCCCATTTAGGATTTGGGTGATCGGTAGGTGTTTCGGAATCGATACCAAATGACTCGGTAGCCATGGCTTTCTCGCGTATCGTACGTGTTATATCGGACGCATCACGTTGAGAAGCAGGGTTAAACACATAGCCTGTGTTCAGTGTAGTTGTATTCGCTCCCTGAGAACTCATTTGTGTATACAGAAGTAATAATGTTCAAGCGACGAACCTTTTTTGGAATGTTGCTTCCTATGTTGTTCCTGTGGTTGTTTTATACAATCATGAACAAAACGGGTATTATTAAAGAACATTTGGCCAACGCTCCTTCGAAAGTGGAACAAGAACTTGCAAAAACAAATGCAAAGATAGATGCACTAACTAAAAAGTTTGATGACACAAATAAACAGATGAGCGCACAAGCCGATCAAGCTGCCGCTGCTCGCGCCAGTTTAGCCGCTATCCATAAATCGTAAACCACTCAAGTTCTTTACCGTCAACGTCCAGTCCACCAACTTGTACCAAAATAAGGAGGGAGGGGTGCATTTGAGTCGGATGGATCGGATTGAGGAGGGTTCTTCATCAAACCAGGAATATCTGTTGGCTTCAGAAAATAATTATAGTAAATTAGGTTAGCAAGTTTACCTTCAAACCCACCATTTACGCCAGTATGAACCGTTCCACTGTTTTGACGGGGCATCTGGACAATCGAATGATGAGTGTGAAGAATACCATTAACATAAACATCAACTGCCTTCTGTTCAACTACAATTGCCACATGTAACCATTTCTTTGCAGGTATGTTTGATACAGGAACTATTTCAGTTGACCCGTATGTATCTAATTTAACGAGTAACGTGTTTGAGTTTCCATCGATTAATAAAGACGGACAAGATGATGACAAATCAGTGGGGCCTTTTGTAAAGATTACCTTCTGTACACCAGGACGGTATGTAAAATCATCAATACGAACCCAACAAGAATATGAAAATGTTATTCCTTGCTCTTGATTTAGCGATTCGGGCAAACTTATATTGCTATCAACACTTGACTTACCATCTAGAACTGTACTCTGTATTACGGTTTGACCCGGTGATGCAAACGTAAATGTTTCTCTCAGCGAAGAAAAAACAACAAAAGCTACGAGAGCCAGAAATCCAGCTAGAATGTACTTCTTCATTGTAATCTAAAACGAATTTTTGTTAGATCTAATTGAAATATGTAAAGATGAATATATTCTTTCTGTCTCTAGATCCACGTGAAGCTGCTCGAATGCATTGTGATAAACATGTTATAAAAATGATTATTGAATCTGCTCAAATGCTTTATTCTGCTCACTGGGCTCTGAACAGTCCTCTTCCTTCAGATGCGTACAAGCAAGCACATACAAACCATCCTTGCTCTAAGTGGGTGAGAGAAAGTTTGGATAATTATTTATGGTTATGTGAACTTGCTAAAGAATTGTGTAACGAGTATCGATTTAGATACGGAGAAACAAAGATTCACAAAACAGAAGCTCATATTGACTGGCTTATTACAAATCATCCAGATGGCATATTAAACGATGGATTTACAAATCCTGCCCAGGCTATGCCTGACGAATATAAAGACGAAGATGTAATTGTGGCCTACAGGCGATTTTATATAGAATCAAAAATGAAAGATCGTAATATTGTAACTTATAAAAAACGTCCGTTTCCTGACTTTCTTATGAGTATATAATGGAAGAAGAAGTCTTTCACAGACTGACGTCGGTGGCCCGAAGACCTACAAAACATAAGTTAGCTATTTTTTCTTGCGGGGCATCGGGTGTAGGTAAAACAACCAGCAAAGAATCCTTTTTAAAAACAGCCGGAATTAAGACTTCATATGTTTACATAAGTATTGATAAGCTTCGACTACTAACGGGAAATCATGAAACATCGCAAAAATTATTATCATACATTACCGATCGAGCAATAGAAGAAGGATATTCGATATTTCGTGATGCAACGTGTCGAAATAAAAACGCAATGGTTACAGAATTAAGCCATGCAAAAAAGAATGGATATAAAGTTATCCTTGCAATGACATACGCTGAGTTACCCACGGTACTAAAACGTGTTCGTGAGCGGATTGCTCAGCAAACAGATGAAACTATTGTACGAGATATCTATCAGCATATGAAAAAGAATGCAGAAGTATATATGAAGTTAAGTGAGATTGATGAACTGTACTTATATAACAATGATGAAACATCGCAACTAATTTTTTATCGTGACAAGAAGAAGATACAATGCATTCATCCGGAAATGAATTTTTACTTTGATGTTTCAAAGTACTGCGACTAAAATGTATACTCTTGAACTTTCTTACCGACCGTGTCATACACTCCAAATTTTACTGCGTAACCGGTTGCCGCGCTCGCAGTAGAAGGTCCCGTAGAACTCTTGCAACTTGTTCCTACAGAGTAGAAACTTGCAGCATCAGCTGGAACTAACATACGAGAATAGTGATTAAAGTTGCACAAAGAACCTGAAAATCCACCATTTCCTGCTATTGTTATATCGCCAGATGCTGGCTTGGGAACGCCTGGTAACAAACAAGACTTTACCAGCTTTCCATCAATGTACACATCTAAGTTGCGACCAAAAACTGTCATTGAAACGGAGAACCAATCCTGTAAAGGAAGATTGGGAACTTCACAAACAAACACATCATCTGTTGAACCAGAATGTCCAGCGGGAGCCGGTTGTGTTTTAGATGAAGTTCCAGATTCATCTGGGAACACTGAAACCGTTATACGCATCGTGTTATCAGTAGGGTGAAGAGCAACGCTGGGATTTAGGACTTGGGTGTTTGTAGGATCGGCACGAGCAAGTACTTGTTTATCTTTTCCGTATCCGTAATTCCAATCCTTAATAAACATCCACCACTGCATACCGTAACCACCACCACTTCCACTCGATAGTGGGGCACTGCTGGCTTTAACGACTGATGAATTTGTCGTGTCGAGCATGCTGGAAACTAGAGTACCCGATCCACCACTACCAGAAAATAGAGATCCAAAAAATCCGGGTGATGATGTAGGTGGTGTGGCTTGCTGACCAGAAGGAGCAGTAGACTTTCCTGTGGCTTTACCCGGATTACTCGATGGTGAAATAGTTACAGGCTGACTATCATCTGTTATAGAATATGTGTATGTTGCTGTATCATCAGAAAACTGGTAGGTTAAAATAATCGGATTGGGAAGTGCTGTTCCTGAGGTTGGACCATCTACACTTAATGATTTCGATATAGACGGAGAGATTGTTAATGTGTCTCCAGTGATTAGTACACCAACTGCCGGACTAACATCCTTGCCATTTTGCGTTGCCGAGTGTAGAAGAAGACTTCGTGTTGCACCGTCTTTACTTGCTGTCCCAGTTCCTTGATTTATAACAAATCCAAAAAATCCATTAACGACTCCAAATCTTGCTAACAAGTAATAAATAAGAACAGCAATACCAGCAAGAAAAAGAACACTACTTAATCCCGTCAACCCAAAGACCCACGAACTTAACCCACTTACTTGAGAACCCAATTGAGTTGCCTGAAGAGCCGCATCATCTTGTAACTGTTTTGCCACTGCAGACGCCTTCGCTAACTCAGATTGAACATAGCTGCTACTATATGTAGCTGCATTAGGGTCTGGTTTGAAGAGATCAGTGGCTACTTGTTCGACTGGTTTAGAAGTTGTTCCTCCCATTTGTATCAAATCAGTAGTAAAAAACGGATGAATTCTTCAATGATCCATGAATAAGCAATGTATTGTAATAATTGCGGAGAAAGGGGGCATGTCTTTAAAGGATGTAAAGAGCCGATCATATCATGTGGTCTCATTCTACTACGAGGTATATACGAACCGTTGGTACTTCCTGTTAAATCGGAGACTGTAAGTGCACTTATGGTTCGTCGTAAAGACAGCATGTGTTACACTGAGTTCTTGCGAGGCAAATACAGTTTGGGAGATCCAACTTACATGAAGAAACTCATTTCTAATATGACAGTTGCCGAAAAGAAGCGAATTGCAGAGGAAGAGTTTGATACACTTTGGACTTTACTTTGGGGGGCAGGCAAGGATGTTCATTCGATGGAATATGAAATTTCAAAAGAAAAATACAGTACACTGAACCGGCCAGATTTGATCAAATCGTGTGCATCTACGTATACTGAACCGGAATGGGGATTTCCTAAAGGTCGTCGAGCACGAGGAGAATCTGATTTAGAATGTGCTATTCGAGAGTTCAGTGAAGAAACAAACATACCAGCGAGCTCATACGCAATCTGTAAGGATTTGAAATTTACAGAGACATTTTCCGGTACAAATAATGTTAAGTACATGCATATCTACTTTGTTGCTAAACTTGTTGCATCTACAGAAATTGATCTAAAACAAACATTCACACCGATGCAACAGAAAGAGATTTCTGCTATTGCATGGAAGAC